CAGCAATTGCTTGAGGCAATTCGTGTGGATGATTCTGTAAAAAGTTTTTAGTAAAACTTGGTTCTTTACTTTTTTCTGTTCTATCATATGGAAGTTTTAATTTATCAAAAGCTTTAGCAATTGATCTAGCTGCCATAATCTCTACATCAACACCAGTTAAATCCTTAATCTTTTTAATTAATTTTTTTTCTCTCTCTATTAAATCTTTTTTAATTTGATCAGCTCTTGTAAGATTTACTCTTACTCCTTTGAATCTCATATCAATTAGACAAGGAAATAATTTTGTCTCCAGGTTAAATACATCCCAAAGTTCTTGTGCATATAATTCATTCTCTAATCTTTGCCAAAGTTTAAGTGTAGACTCCGCATCACGCTCCGCGTACTGTCCAACAAAAAGCGCTGGCAATCTCCACATATCTTTTTTGGGATCTAATCCATACTCTTTAGCTGCCGCATATAAAATCTTTTCATCCTTACCTACCCCAGTATAATGTTTAGCTAGTATATCTAATCTATAAGATAATCGATTCTCATCTATTAAAGATGCAGCAATCATTGTATCTACAATCTTTCCTTTAATTTGTAGACCAGCTGATCTTAACCAGCAGATATCATACATCGCATTGTGAAATATAAAGGTAGTTTCAGTTTGATTGAATAAGTCTTGAAGCCACGAAAATACGAGTTTTTTGTCCATATTTCCACCTGACTCGTGTTGTATAGGGAAATACCCTGACCAGCCCTCTACGGCCACCGCAACGCCTGCAATGTGCCCTTTTCCAGTGACGTTTCCCGATCCGAGCTCAATTAGATGCGGATCATTGGTCTCTAAGTCTATAGCGATTTGTTTAGCGCCTCGTAAATCTTTCAATTCTTCAGGCATAACCCATTCGGTCTCTGGTGTAAACAGAGGTATCTGTGTGCTTCTCACTTATAATCCCTTTCAATCATCATCTCAATAAAATGTATTGCTTTAAGCAAATCTTCTTTTTTTCCTTTAAAGGGATGACGACATATATATTTTATAGCGCACCCTTCCGGAAAAAGCAACTTATTCTCTACAACAAATTTACTTGGTTGAATTTTAAATTTTTGATAGTGTTGTCCGCCAATTTGTTTGTCCCAAACTTTACTCATAATATGTAAGCTTTGCCAAAATCTCTTGGATCCAAGACGTGCAATTCACGCTTCGCTCTCGTCGCTCCAGTGTAAAATAATCTATGTAATTCATCTGGATCATAACTAAATGTTTCAAGTGCGGCGTTCGTTATATCTTGCATCAATAAGACTTTGTCAGCTTCTCCTCCTTTCGCTCCGTGTATTGTTGACATTATTATACGAGGATTTTTATTTAACGTTTCACCATTCGCCCTCATATTACGAATGTAATTCTCGGTCATAGGATCTAATCCTTCAAATGCTTGATACCAAACACTACTGATAATTAAGCCGTGATCTTTTTCACAATCTTTTAAACTATATTTTTCTTCTGAGTGTAAAGTTTTACCTTTTCTAAATCCTTCTAATACATTGGATCCTAAGTATTCATATATATTTTTTATCTCCAGGTGATTTAATTGGGCGCCTTTACGCCAAGCTTCCCAGTTATTTAAAGCTAATAATAATTTTAAAGGAATAGAGTTACGTCCTTTGAATTGGTAATACCATCCTCTTAATTCACATACTTCTTTAACTGAATCTAAAAAATGATTGGCAGAAGATAAGACCAACCAATTACCTTTCGACATATCTACCTGCGTAATGTCAGAATATCGTTTTAAAATTCCGTGTTCTTCTCTAGGTTTATAATTTTTATCGAATCTATTTTGTACTTGACCAATTATCTTTTGTGATAGTTCGTGTATGGGTCCTCCAGGAATCCTATAAGATTGGTCTAATGTTTGAATGTCATCTACTTCTTCTTTTAAAGCTATGAAGTGATCTACATCTGCACCGGCCCATTTAAAAATAGCCTGATCATCATCACCAGCAATGTAAGTTTTACCTGCGTGCGCCCAAATCTTTCTTACCATTTCCCATTGTAGTAATGACAAGTCTTGTGCTTCATCTATAAATAATACTTCAAATTTATTGGTAGATTCTTTTGCTAAAAAATCTTCTAGTAAGTCATTAAAGTCTTTTAATCCTTTTTCCTGTTTAAATCTTTTAAGTTCATCAGCTAAAAGAAACAAAGTATTTCTCTCTATGTCTAAAATGTTTTGTCTTGAATCATAATATTCTAATAAATCCATTCTCTTTACTGCTGCTGTATTAATGATGGTTAAGTATTCATTATCCGAATTAAATGTACCATCGCTATCAGAAAACTTTGCAGTCTTAATAGGTATGCCACATTTTTCTCCAAACTCTTTATAGTCATCTGGACCCATCATCTTTTCTTTAGTCATTCCTAATTGATTGAAGGCATAAGAATGAAGAGTTCTAAAAAAAGCTAGATCATTATCTACATCTAGGCCAAATTTTTCCGCAGCTCTATTCGCTGCTTCGGTTGCAGCCTTCTTTGTAAAAGAAAAATAACCTATTTGTTTAGGCCTTATTCCTTGCTGGATAAATTGATCCACTAAGTTTAACAAGGTTGTCGTCTTGCCTGTTCCCGGTGGTCCTAATATTATTGTTTTCATATTTTTTTATTTTACGTCTAAGTATTCTGTTTTTAAGTTTAAGTTCTTCATTTTCTTTATGTAATTCTTCTATCTTTAATCTAAATCTTAAATGCCAATTTTCTCCTACATCATAATCCCACATTAGAAATTTTCTTCTTGATAAGGAATCTTAGAAACAGACGCATCAGTTTGTTTCATTGTTTTAATTTTAATTAATCTTGGTTGTTGCTTTTTAATTCTTACTCTTTCCTCACATACAAATATTTTTTCCATTCTTTTTAATAAGTTTCCCGTATAGTTTTTATCTTTTTCCCAATGATTTCTTTTGCAAAAATTAAAAAAATCTTCCATTCTAAAATATGTAAATTCTCTTTTCTCATCGGTGTATGGGAGTTTATTAAATACATCATCCATCGTTCTTGCTGATTGTCTATTAGTTGTCCAGTCTTGCAAGAGTCCTGTTAATTCATTTTCGGGATCTAAAGATTCTAAAGGTTCTACTTCTTGTAAGTCTTGCATCATTGGTTTTAAAAAATGTTGTTTCCAATCTTTTGGTTTTGGAATTGGTACTACTAAGTTTGCTTGATCCAAACACGCCAACGCAAATAAGTTTGGACTATAAAGTTGTTCTGTTTTTAATTCGATCCGCGCTCCTCCTACATCTAAAAACCATTGGGGAGGAGTGGAAGAATATTTTGTAAGACTTCCTAAAACGGGCATCGCTTCTTCACCAAATCCTACACCAAATCTTTTTGTTCTACATAAACTCGCTTGACAGACCGCGTTAATAGGTGCATCTTTACATCTATATTTGTCATAACCTTTTCTATTTACTGATTTAATTAATTGTTGAACCTCATTATTACTTAATGGGGGTTCCATATATTTGTGATTTGCTTTTACAATTTCATCTTCCCAAGAATCTGGTTTAGATTGTTTATAATAAACTGCAATATTAAATAATGCATTATTCCGTGAGCCCTCCCCAAAACCAATTGCTGCCAATTTGTTTAAACAAGGAGGACCTCCAGGAAATGCTTCTTCTATTTTTTTCTCTTCCGTTTTGATATTTTGTACGTCTTCTTTTGAGCAAGCCCAAAGATCATAGAGCTTATAAAATTCCTCAAGTGTACAACCGGCGCCATTATCGTTGATAGCATAACGCAGTCCTTTCATTTCATTATAGTAGGGTAGGTTTAAAAAGTTTCCAGTGTCCCCACGTTCCACTAGAATTTCTGTTTGTTTTGGAAAAATTTCTGACCCTTCATACCCAAGTATGATTGCCATTTGTTTTAATTTAGATTGCATCAACGATGCAGGAATATTTTCTTTAGTAAATAAAAATACGTGTGCTCCGCCCGATTTAGAACGACAAACTATTAATGGGAGATTAAGTTTGCGAATACTTTGTATGAGGCTAAGATGGTCAAAGTTATATTCGTCAATATCAATACACCCCCAACGACAACTATTGTCTTCAGTAATAGGGATGATGCCGAGGGCCGGACCTTTTCCTTTAAGGTGGTCGATCCATAAAGAGTCGGTAACGTCCCCCCTAACAATAAAAGCCTTACCTTTTTGTTTTCCGTTTTCTCCTCGCTCACCTGGTTGATATTGCCCATAAGCGATTTCTAATCCTAAAAATATTGATTTGAATTTATCCATT